CGTCGTAGTTCTCGCCGTGCAGGCTGCTGCCGACGTGCGGGGTGGTTACCGTGCCGTCCCCGTGACCAGCCGTCTTGCCGTCGGTGGTGGCCTGGTGGATCGGGCCCCAGCTCTGTGCCATCACTACACCTTCTTCCAGGTCAGCGCGGTCGGCCGGAAAGAGCCGGTGTCGCCGGTCAGCGTCTTCAGCTGGTGGTCGTTGTTCGGGCCGAGGTCAGGCTCAGGCTCCGAGTGCAGCTGGATGTCCGCGTAAGCCTCAGACTCGGTCCCGACGGGGCTGAAAGGAGGGTTCACGCTGACAGTGTTACCTGCGGCCATCGACGAATTCATCGTCAGGCTGCCCCGGGCAAGGTCACTCAGGTCCTTCATCAGGTACCTCCTCTGCGGGCTGCGCGGCTTCCTGCTCAGCGAGGCCGGACGGGGTCAGGGTGAAATCTGACACGTACGCAGTTCCCGCGACCGGGTCGTAATTCCCGTTTGCGCCTACCGCCCCGTAAACCGGCCAGGCCGGCCATCTCGCCCCTGACTCGTCCTTAGCCATCACAGTCCCTTGCCGGCACCCCGGACGTGACCCATGCCCGCGCCGCTAGAAGTCGGCCGCGCATTCTGCAGGATCGGCAGGGTGACGCCGCTGAAGCCGCTGTTGTCGCCGAACTGGGTGGAGTCACCGGGGCCGTCAACGTGCATGGTCGCCGAGCTCTCGCGGTGCTCCTGGCCCATGAAGCCGAAGAAGTCGGTGTAGGTGACCGTCTCGCCGCCGGAGCTTCCGGAGCGGGCGCCCGTGCTGCCCGGGGCGCCGGTCGAGGTGATCTCCGAGCCGGACACCTGGGCGAGGCCGGTGTCGAGCTGGCCGGGCATCAGCGTCACGTCAGTAGGCTCGTGACCGCCGGAGCTGCCGCGGGCGCCGGTGGAGTAAGTCTGCGAGAAGCCGAAGATCTCGGACGGGACCTGGCCGTTCTCATTAGTGGGGTCGACACCGGACTCGGCGCGGCCGTTGCGCTTCCGGCCCGGCGACTGGCGCTCAGGGCGCGAGCTGCGGCCCGGGTTAGTGCCGTCTGAAACAGCTGCCATGAGAAGTCTCCTTGCTGGACGCTATATTCCCAGTGTAGGGCGCTTAAAGGCGTTCCCCATAGCGGGACATCAGCTCGTTCTTCGTCATCGCAGCCGCTAGCCCTGAGTTAGCCCCCTGGTGAATCGCCCACTCAACCCACTTCGCCTTGCTGTGCGTTATCCACGGCATCTTCGGCGGCTCGACGTCGCTAGGCCCGGCGGCATCTTCCCAAGGCTGATGCGGCGGGTCGTCGTAGAGGCCGAGCTCCTCGGACATCTTCACGAGTTCATCGGCGGCGTCACGCTCAGCCTGCCCGGCGGACTCAGCAACCGTCAACGGGGTGTCCTGCAGTTCCACCGCCGTCTCGGCCGGCATCACGGGAAACGGCACCGGGTCGTACTCGGGTGCGTACACCGCGATCTGGTGCACCTCAACCGCCCCGTACGCCATCTCGTCCTGCACGAGCTTGATGTCGTTCCGGTCCCCGCCAACCTGGTCGTTCAGCCAGTTCGCCTGCGTGATCCTGATGGCCCTCATGTGTCCTCCGTAAACGGCGAAGCCCCCCGCCAGGTTAACTGACGAGGGGCTTCCCGTAGAGCAGGCATCCGCTAAGCAGGTAAACCTTACGCCGTGGCGCCGCCCTTGAACAGGACCAGGGGCTGGCCCTTGTTGCCAGGGGTGACCGCGACGGGCGGGTTCATCAGCTGGCCGTCCGCGCGGATGATGGCCCGGAAGGACACCAGGTCGCTGCCGAACGCGAAGTCGTCCGACCGCTCGAACCGCACCCCGCCGACCATCCGGACGAAGTACTGGCTGAAGTCGCCGAACACGATGGACGTCGCGGCGGTGCCGTAAGCCGGCATGAACGGGTCCGCGACCAGCGGCTTGCCGAGAAGCAGGTCAGGCGAGCCGAGGACAGTGGAGGGCTCCCAGAGGGGGCGGCCGACGGTGTCGGTCAGCTTCCGGAGCGAGCCCATCGTCTGGTCGGCCGCGAGCCAGTAGCAGGACCGCGACTGGCGGTACGGCGCGATGACGCTGTACTCCATGTCGATCAGGTTGGAGTACGACGGGCCGCCCGCAACCTGGTTGGTGCCGGACACCGCCGAGGCCGAGCCGCCGGTCACTGCGATGGGCGCACCGAGGATCGAGCCGGAGATGCCGTCGCCGCCGTTGATCAGCGCGTTGCCGAGCCGGTTGCCGATCGCGCGGCCGGCCGACATGGCCAGGTAGCCGAGCAGGTTGACGCCGGAGTCGTCGATCAGCTCGCGGGCCACCTGGATCAGGATGCCGAACTTGTTCGCGGTCAGCGTCTTCTGGCCGAAGCCGGGGTCAGCCGTGGCCAGCGTCGCCGACTGCGCGGCGGAAACCTCAACCTGCGCGCCGGCCGTGGTCAGGCCGGTGTGCTGCTGCACGATGGGAACCTGGATCGGCTCGCCGCCCGCGGTGTTCAGCACGGTCGGGCCAGTCTGCATCACGCCCGAGACCTCAATGAGGTACGAGAGCAATTGATCGTAGAAGTCAATCGGCACGATGCCGGCGTTGGTCTGGTTCGTGAACGAGCCAGGCGCCACGTAGGCGTCAGTCAGGACACGGACCTCGTACGGGCTGACGGGCCGGCCGGTAGCAAGCCGGTTCATGATCCGCGACTCAGTCGACACGATGTCGATCGCGCGCCGCTCGCCGGCGACGAAGGAGCGCAGCTCCATCTCGAACTCGTTCGGCCGGCGGTTGGCCCCCGGGTTCGAGGTGCGCTGCTCAAGGCTGGCGAACATCTCGTCAGACGCCGCGGTGCGCTTCTCGCCCTCAAGGATGTCCTTGAGGCGCTTGTCAACGCCGTCGAGCTCAGCGTGCATCGCGTCGTAAGAGCGCTGCTCGTCGTCAGTAAGGTTGCGCTTCTCGGTGGCAGCAGCCTGCGCGAGGGACTGAATCTTGCCCCAGACGTCAAGCTCCTGGTCGTGAAGCGACTTGGCAAGGTCCGAAGCCACTGCCAGTCCTTCCCTTTTCAGGAAACGGACCGGCTCCAGCACATACTGCGTGGCCGCGGCTTACATCAGTTAAAGACTACGGTACGAAACTAACTGCGGAAAAGGCAGAACCCTTAACAAGCCCCGTGCTTGTTAAGGGTTCTACTCAGAGCAGCCTCAGGCCGTCAGTCTAACTGCCGCGTGGCAGTCAGCTCGCGGGCGCCGGGGGCACGACGTCGTTCAGCGTGCCGACCGAAGCGTCCAGGCTCGCCTGGTTGGTCGCGAGCGACGCCACCGCAGCCTGAAGCGCCGTGATGTCGATGCTGTTCGGGTTAGCCAGGGCTGCCTGGATAGCGGTGACGTCCGCGCCGATCGCCGTGGACTGCGCCTGAAGGTCGCCTACCGAGGCAACGAGCTGCGTGGTCAGGGCGTCAATGTCGGTCTGAGAAACCATGATCTGCTCCAATTTCTGGTTGAGGCGCAGCTCCATCTGCTGAAGCTGCACCAGGATGCGCCGTTCTACGTTCTCCAGGGGCGAGACGTGCGACCCCGGGTTCTCATCCACTCGGTTAAACCTGCCCGTCTGGCACGGGATTAGTCAATCACAGCGAGCTGGCTCCGGCGCTCGAAGGCCTTCAGCAGTGCCTCGGGGCCGGACAGCGTCCGCTTCTCCGCGCCCTCTGCCGCCTCTTCACCGTCGCGCTTAGCTGGCCGGCCGCGGCCGGGGCCGTTACCGTCGTCGACCGCCATCGGCTGGTGCTCGCCGCCGTGGCCCATGGCCATCGCGCAGGGCAGGCCGTGCGGGCGGCCGTAGCAGCGGCCCGTGCAGTCACCGTCGTGACCTGACCCCTGGACGCAGGGCTCGCCGTCGACGTACTTGCGGCACATGGTCTCCGCGTTGTGCATGGCGCGGGTTTCCTCGATGTGCGCGGCCAGTTCGTCGGCCGTCAGCTCACGCTGCTCTTCGCCGTCGTCGCCTGCCGAGCGGTCCCCGGCTTCGGGCTCGTCCTTGAACGTCCAGTTGCGCAGGGCGATCGCCGGGTCGTCGAGCATTTCGCTGGCTCGCACCTCGGGAACGGTCTCCGCCGGGAGGGCAGCAGACGGCCGGTCAGTGCGCTTGAAGAAGCGGCTCGCCTGACCGGCCTCCAGCATGTTGCGGACTTCAGCAGGCTCGGCGTCGACCCACATGGCGAGGGACTCAATGGCGCCGGTCATGTTGCGGGCGACCGCCGTGGTGTCGCGGTAGGCCGGGTCGGTAACCGGCGCGACGTCGAGCGCGTTGATGTTGTGGAGGGAGCGCATCGGGAAGTTGAACTCGGTGACGCCCCACTCGTCGTCAGTACCGGGCACCAGGCAGCGGAACGCGAATGAGCTGTAGCGGACGTCGCCGCGCTGCACGTACTCCAGCACGTCGTCGCGGCAGTTCGGCGGGACGACGTCGTAGCGCAGGCCGCGCTCGTCGACCGCCAGCTGGAGCGTGCCGGCCGCGGTAGTGCCGAGCAGCATGTCGTCCTTGTGGTTGAACCGGCAGACCATGTCGGGCCAGCCAGCGTCGCGGGACTCGTTGAACGCGGTCGGCATGACCCGCTCGACGAAACCACCGAGGCGGCGCGACAGCTTGCCGAACGCGGCGGCGTAGCCGGTGATGTGCGCCGGGCCCTCGTTCACCGAGCGGATCTCGGGGACGTCGGCGAGGAACCGGACCTCAGGGTAGAGGGACTCCAGTGACCGGCCGGTGGACGAGCTAGCCTCGTCGTGCTGGATTCCCTTGGCCTTAGCCGCCGCCATTACCTTCGCCTTCGCCTCATTCGCGAACCGGGCGCCCTGCCCGATGCGTGACAGTGCAGCCCGGATGTGGGGCTCGTCGTGTACCGGGTAGTGCCGCTTGCTGCCAGGGACGGTCTTGCCGTTGACCTTCTTGCCGCCGGGCTCGATGAATGCGAATGCCGAATCGGGCAGATTGTCCCTCGCGGCGCTCGACAGAACAGCCATCCTAAAGACCTCTCCTTCGAGCGCTAGCTCCGGTCTGTCGTACTGATTGCCGTACACTAAAGCAGTGTCTAGATTCGTCCCAGGCAAGACCTGTAAGCACTGCGACGGCCCGATCCTGTCGCGTGGACCTAAACGCGACGCGAAGGTGACCTTCTGCTCGGTACCTTGTCACCGGGCGCACGAACGGGAAGTCAACACAGCTGCTGGAACAGCCCCGATTACCAAGCCGTGCAAAGAGTGCGGGAAACCCTTCACCTACTACACGTCCGTACGACCCAACGGCGCGTACTGCTCGCTGCTCTGCAAAAATCGCGGCCACAGCCGCCGCATGACGGGACGCGTACAGCAGAACTACCGGCTGACATCCACCTTCCGGAAAGCAATTCGCCGCTCGTTCGCCGACCGCTGTGCTATCTGCGACTGGGACGGAGCACCCTGCGACGTCTGCCACATCATCGCGCGCAAAAACGGTGGCACCGACACGCTGAGCAATGTAGTCATGCTGTGCCCGAACCATCACCGGCGATTCGACCTTGGCCTGATTCCCGTTGAAGTAATCCGGCGAGCGCGAGAAACCGTGCTCAGGCATCCGCCACCTCCCTCAACGTAATCAGCGCAGGCTGCGCCACTTCTACTGAACAGGGTAGGTACCTGCTACCTGACGTGCAACGTTTCACCGTTTGTGCCCGTTCGCGGAAAGGACCACGTCACGCAGGTCAGCGCGGCCTGGAACCCAGGGGGCTAGCACGTGCGAAGCCGGAATGCGCTCTTCCGGCTCAGCCGCCTCGATCTGCTTAGCCCGCTCGACAATCCGCGCGTAAATGTGCCGGGCTGCCTCGCGCTCCTCGTAGTCGTAGCCCGCGTTCCGCTGGACGCTGATCAGCGAGGCCAGGAACGACGCCGGGTCCTGGGCCAGCGGCAGCGGGGCATTCGGCATGCCGATCGGCGCCATTCCTGACGGAGGCTGCGGACCGGTAACTAGCGCCGGGCCGGACGATGCAGCGCCGCCGCCCGCGCCCGAGTTAGATCCGGGACCGGAACCCTCGCCGGTGCCGTTGCCGTACTCGCCGTTGTCGGTGCGCTTCGCACTGCCGGGAGCTGAGCCGCCGCCAGCGCCGGGGACCTGCGGAGCCGCCTGGGGGAGCTTGCCCTGGGCGATGTAGGTCTTCTCCAGCTTGATCAGCCGGTCGGTAGCGACGTCCATCTCCAGCACGACGGACTTCAGGAACGACTTGGGGATCGCGCCGGCCCTGGTGCCCATCGCGTTCATCGTGGTGAGCGGCATCTCTTCAGCGCCGATCCCGGACGCGAGCGGCGGCAGGTCCTCCAGCTCGCGGATCTCGTCGGCAGTGCGGATGCCGATGTTCCGCATCGTCTGGTAGCTGTTCATCCGGGCCTCCAGGTCCGTCTTGAGCAGCGCGTCAGTCCAGAAGCGGGTGAACCGGTTGCGGGGCAGCAGGTCGAAGAAGCTCTGCTCGAACCGGACCAGCCACGGGCGCAGCGCCTCGATGATCTGCAGGGTGGACTGCTCGGCGGTGGAGTAGGTGAGGCTGTCGCCGCGGCTGCCGCCAACCCGGTCGGGCGGGAGGTTGAGGATCGCGGCGACCTGAGTGGCGTTCAGCTGCATCGCCTCAATGAACTGCGCTTCGCTCGGCGGCACGGTGACCGGCTTGAAGTCCCAGTCCCGGCCGTACACCAGGGGCTCGCGGCGGCGCAGCGACTTAACAAGCTCAGCGCGGATCTCAGCCGCCTGCGCGGCGTTCACTTCCATCTCAGCGTTCTGGAAGGTGCCGGGCGGGAAGCCGCCGCCCTCGTACCAGCTCGTGCCGTACCGCTGCGCTTCCTGCCCGGCGGTGATCGTCAGCGCGAAGTTGCGCAGCGGCGAGATCGCCTCCACCCGGCCCGGCAGGGTAATGCCGCGAACGTGGAAGACCTCGGAGTCGGGCCCGTACCAGGTAACCTCACGGCCGTAGACGAACACCTTGGCCCGCAGCGGGTTAGCCGTCTGCATGTCCTGCGGCTCCAGGACGTAGACGTCCTCCGGCGGAATCCACTCAATGCCCGTCGGGAAGCCGTAGCCGTCCTTGCCGGTGATGAACCCCCAGCAGTTGCCCTGCAGCAGCACGGACACCATCGACTGCGCCATCCAGTCGAAGAACGTGCCGATGACCGACGGCCGGTCGAAAATAGTGGGCCCGCCGTACAGCCGGTGCTTGCCAATGCCGTAGCCCGTGCTGCTGTCGAGGTTCTGGTACACCCGCAGCGGCAGGGAGGCCGCACTGTCCGCGAGCAGCTTGACGCCGGCGTACAGGGCGGGCAGCCCCATCGCCTCCGTCGGGCCGTAGAAAGAGCGCGTCGGGTGGACGGGGCCGCCGGTGTCGAACCGCCAGAACGGGTTGGTCCAGGGCTGCCACGGAACACCACCGATGACGCGCTCTTCATGAGCGGACGCCCTGATGTTGTCAATGAAGCCCACGCGCTAAGCACACCTTCCGGGGTATGCCTAGCTCCGCGTGCGGCCGTAGGGTCCTTTGACCAGGTTACAGGCGGGTGATATACGGGGCTACTACTGCGGGTACGAAGGCTGCGCGGGCGCCTTGAACTCGACGGGGACCCGGCCGCCCTTGCGGTAACCGGAACGGCAGGACAGCGCAATCAGCGGGACGAGCTTCGCGAGGTGGAACCACACCCGGCCGATAACCCAGGCGACGGCGAAGAAGGAGAACAGGAAGACCGTGAGCGCCACGACGCTCGGCGGGTTCTCCTTGACGATCCGCTCAGCTTCAGTGTTGATGAAGTCGACGGTCGCCCGGTCCATCACTGCGGTCATGGCCTCAGGCTACACATGCCGAAGGCCCCTCCGGAACTAGCCCGAAGAGGCCTTCTTAACGATTTTTATGGGCAAGCCCGAGACCTGCCTGTTATCGTCATGCGTTAAACGGCCGCTCACGGGGCGAAGTACCGGCAAGTCCTTCCCCGCGCCCGGCACCAATCAACGATCAAAGGATATACATGCTGGCCAGGGTTTTTACACCCTTCTCGGCTTATCTGCGGGTGACTCTGACGGGACTGTCAGCAAGCCTCGCGCTCGTCCTCGGCACGGTCCTGGTGACCGCGGCCCAGGCGTCACCGCTTAAGCCGTCCCTACCCGTTCTCAGCGCCGTAACCCAGGTGTCAGCGGACTACCGGGCAACCGCCGCGGCCCGCTGGACGGCAAGCTGGACCGCCGCCCAGGCGCACGCCGCGCACCTCGCTCACACTGCGCACCTGCAGTACCTCGCTGAACTCGCCGCGCAGAAAGCAGCCGCCATCGCCGCGGCCCAAGCTGCCGCCCGCGCCGCCGCGCAGCCCGCCCCTGCCGCTCTAGCCAGCACCAGCGCCCGCGCCGCGTCTGCGCCTCCCCCCCAGGCGAGCACGGCGTACAGCGGCGGCGTGCTGTCGGCAGCGGAAGTCGGGCAGCTGTGGCTTGGCGCGGGCGGCCCCTCATGGGCTGAGCCCCATGCCGTCGAGATCGCCTACTGCGAGAGCGGCTTCAACCCGGACGCCTACAACCCGTCGGGCGCGACCGGCGTCTGGCAGATCCTCGGCGCGGTCCTGCCCGGCAGCCTGACCAACCCGTCCGTCAACGCGGCCAACGCCGTCGCCAAGTTCCGGGCCGCCGGGGATTCCTTCGCGCCCTGGGTGTGCAAGTGAACGGAGTAAGCGTGTCTGTGCTGCACATGGTCGGCTCCGGCCTGATCGTCCTGTTCGCCCTGCTGTCCGTCACCTGCTTCGTCTGGTACCGGGACATCCGCCGCACCCGGCAAGGTGACGCTGAGGTGTGGCACGTCCTCGCCGACAAGAAGCTGCCCGACTACGACGGCGCCGCCTACGAGCTGCCCGAGTGGAACGACGACTACTGGCCCCCGCGCAGCGGCGACACCACAGAATTCCCGGTCATCCCGGCCAGCCAGGTCTCCGGCGCGTTCCACGTCATCGACCCGACCGACGACACCGACGCGTTCATCGCGCAGATGCGCGCCGACTCCGACGCCGTTGTCGCCCGGCTGAACGCGCCGCTGGACGTACCATGAGGTTGCTTCGCAAGGGCGCTCTAGCTCGCCTCGCGGCCGTTACCGTCGCTGCGCTCGCCATCGCAGGGTTCCTGCTGCCGGTTCCCGCGCACGCGGCTGTCTTCACCGACCGCGGGGCGAGCGTCATGGCGATGGCGAAAACCCGGACCGGTGACTGGTACGCCGACGGCGGGGCCGGGCCGACCACGTTCGACTGCAGCGGGCTCGTGTACTGGGCGGCTCGCCAGCTCGGTATCAGCATGCCCCGGGACACCTGGTCAATGCTCGCCACAGGCGTCGCCGACGGCATCCTCGTCCGCACGTACCACCCGGTGGCCGGGGACCTGGCGTTCTACGGCGACGACCACGTTGAGTTCGTTGACCGCGGGCACGACGTGACGTTCGGCACCCGGACCGAGGGGACCAGGGTCGGCGACTACGCCTGGAACGTGTACTGGAAGCCAACGATGTACTTCCAGGTACGTTAGGGCTAACGGCGCGGTGCATCGGCGGTCAGAAGAGCCCGGCAGCCAGGTACCGCCCCCGACCGGGCTACCGCGCCGTCCCTACGCCCAGGTCATCAGCACGAACACGATGACCAGCAGCACGACGAGGAGCGCCCCGCGGCCCCAGCTCGGGTCACGGGGCGCGTGCTCGTCACTCACGACAGGTACAGCCAGGCGCCGGCGTGCTCCTCGCCCTTCAGGGTCTCACCGTCCGCGATAGCCCCGGTCAGGGTTGCTGCCGGAGTCATATCCGGGTCTTCCCACACTTGAACGTCCTCAGTGCCGTCCTTGAACTTGACGACAGACATCATGTTGTTCTCCTAACCAATCGAGTCGAGCAGGTTGTAGCTGCGGCGCTCCCGGTTCAGCACGTAGGCGGCGAGGGTAGCGCTGGTGACCGGGGTGATGTCGCTCTCGCTGTCCCGCCGGGACCATGCCTTGCCGCCGTCCCCGACAACACGAGTCGCCGCGGTGGCAACAGCGTGCCACAGGGTGGGGGCCCCGTCCCGGCCGAAGTGCCACATTGACTCGGCACGGGCCTGCTGCAGGAACCAGGCGAAAGCAGCTGCCTCTTCCGCGGTGCCTATCTCTACAAGCCGCTCGCGCCACTTCTTCTTCCCGTCGGGGATGAGCGCGGCGCAGGGACCGCTCTTCGGCATCACGACGGCCAGCGGGCGCCACTTCTCGTACATGGCGGTCAGCTTGTCCATCACCCAGTCGCTGCCCTGCCGCGAGCAGCCCTTCGGGATCTCCAGCACGACCTTCTTGCTGTCATGGTCCCAGGCGGCGCTGATGGTGGCGCTGCGGCCGTCCTCGTCGATGTCCGCGGCGAACACGATGGGCTGCACGGGGAACCCGGCGTCATCGCGCCCGACGGCAAGCTTCTGCCAGCTGATCTCGCTGATAACCGCCCACGGCGCCTCCGGCTGCGGCCAGTCCCCGACCCCTAGGCGCTCCCGGTCGAACTTGTGGGCGGGCATGCCCTTGAGCTCGGTGTCGCGGGTGAACTTCTCGCTGATCCGGTACCCGTAACCGGGGTTGGCCTTCGCCCAGCTTTTCGGCACATCACGGTCGTCGTGCTTGGTGCAGGTGACGAACATGTTGGACTCGCGCCCGGTTTCCTCGTCCCGGGTGCAGCCGTCATTATGCGGGTCGATGCTCCACTCGGCGGCGCACAGGTCGCGGGTGCCCTTGACCAGGCGCTGGCGGATCGCGGCGAACTGGAAGCTGTCCTCACGGCCGGCGGAGCCGGTGTACCAGATCTGCGGGTTAGCGCGGGCGGACATCGTCGGCAGGGACGCGGCCACCTGGTCCTCGGTCAGGATCATCGCCTCGTCGTAGACCAGGCAGTCGCAGGAGAAGCCGAGGCCGGAGCCCTTGGACCGGGCGAGGAACCGGAGCCGGCCGGCAACCCTGCGGGTGATCTGCTTGCGGCCGGGCCCGAAGATCAGGGTGGGCTGCGGGAACAGCTCGACCGCTTCCTCGCCGTGCGAGCCGCTGATCCGCTTGACCCGCTTGCGCAGCGCCGGGTGGTCGTCGAACGCTGCCTTGACCCGGCGGAAGTGCTCAGCCGCAGTCTTGAACTCGTGCGCCGTGTGGATGATCAGTTCTTCGCCGAGCACGAACAGCCCGCCGAGCTCGCGGATTTCCAGGATGGTGCCCTTGCCGTTCTGGCGGCTGACCACCAGGCCGACGTCAGTCGACGCCCAGGTCGCGTCGGGCAGGGTGCCGAGCGCCTGAGTCAGGAACCAGCTCTGCCACGGGTCAGGCTCGTACCCGGCAGCGTCCTGCGCCCAGCCGAGCACGTCAATAGCCTGCTGGTCGCCGCAGCCGACCTCAGGCTCGTACTCGCTGCCTCCGCCAGCGCACGGACGGCAGCCTTCAACCCGGTGCTCGTGCCGCGGCGGGCACGTGAAGAACCGGGGGCGCTGGGACCCGTAGAGGACACTCGGCGTAGCACTTTGCACATGCTGATACTACGGACACAGCAAAGAGCACCCCTCCGGTACAGGGGTCGAACCTGCTCTACTCCAGATCGGCTATGACGCCTTTCCAGGTAACGGGCCGGTTCCGCCGGAGGGGTGCTCCCTGGCCTGCCTTCCTCGTAACGCCCCTCTCGCCGGAAGGCAGGCTAAAGAACGAGAGGGAACCTGACCCGGGGCGTTCGTCCAGTGGACTTCGCGAAAGATTTGGCCCGGGGCGAAGCTGTAGTGGGCTACGTGCCTGGGATGGCCCCGGGGCGAAGCAGTAGTGGGCTACGTGCCTGGCATGGCCCCGGGTCTACTCCGGCCAGCTGCAGCAGTGCATCCACGAGCAGCGGTAGCCGTCTTCAAGCGTCACGTCATCGTCGTCAACCGCGGCAACCCGGGACAGGCGCCCCCGGCAGTCGACAACCCGGTCGCCCGGCCGAGGCACGTGCCGCGTCTTCCACCACCAGCGGCAGCTGTCCACCGGGTGCAGCAGCCACCTGCGGAGACGCCACCAGAGGATCACCTCACGAATTCCGCCCACCACGGGGGGCCTGCCGGGTCAGGGCAGTTATTGTCCGCGCAAGGAGCGGCAACGGATTCGCTGATGCCGTAAGCCCGGCCGTCGCTGGTGCCCAGCACGCACTGCGCCGGGTTAAAAGCCGCGGGGCTGGCCTCGTGCACCCAGCTGCCGGAATCAGCGTCCTCGACGATCGTTTCCCCGCAGTCGTAGCAGTGCGGCACGCTTATACCTCCTGGTGCACGGGCTTGTCAGCGACCAGCGGGGCAACGACAGCTGGCGTCAGGGTGATCACCCCGTCCTCGGCGACCTCAACCAGGTAGTAGCTGTACTCTTGCGGGCCGGCTACCGAGGCAAGGCTGATCCTGCCCCGGCCGTCTACCCGAACAAGAAGACGCGGGTCGTTCATGTCAGCAGCTCCCGAACCTGTGCGACATGAAACCGTCGCTGTCTTCGTCCGGAACGAACCCGAGCTCGTCAAGCCGGTACACGTCCTCAGGGGGCACCGTCTTCGGGTCGACAGCAACCCACAGCACGTCATGCGCGCAGTTGGTGGGCGTATGCGTCGGCTTCGCCAGGTATTTCCGGAGGATAGTCAGGGCCTCGATCAGGTCATCCACTTACACCTCCTGGTGCACGGGCTCGTCGAGCAGCTGGCAGAACGGGCAGGGGACGGTGTCGCAGTCGATGTCGTGCAGGGTCAGCTCGGGGATGGCGTGAAGCGTGACGCCGCAGGTGCACACCCGGTCGCGCTCGAAGAGGATGTCAGCGGGCACTGACTTCAGGCCGTCGCAGACATCGCAGTGGTAGCGGGACGATGCGGTGAAGT